CTCCAGTGGAGAACTTGGTTCTCCTCAGCTGGGATTACTCCCAGCCCTACCCCCTCACCGGGAGTAGGCCCGTTTTACGGCCCGCGGCTTGTTACACCGCCGAGTGCCAACCTAGCTTGATGTCGACGGCTAGGGGTCGTCCAGCACGCAGAAGATGATCCCTGTCGGCAAACGGCATTTCGCCGCGCTTAAGGAACCACTTGAGCAAGGCATCAGGACCATCCAACGGTGAGTTGGGTAGTCTGCTACTCACTACACAGCCGTAAACCAACGGCTTGTGCAACTTTCGGCACGTTCGACCGAGTGGCAAACTCGGGACGTGCTTGCCTAACACAGGAGAGGTTGCGAGGACTTCCGGAAGCGGTATTAACCGCTCAAGGTGCTCTTTCAACCAGTCAGCGGTGTCCCACAAGCCAGCCTCATAAAGCTGGTTCATCGTGGAAACAGCGCTAACAATCTCCCCCACGTGCCTCCGTGACCGAGGGAGATCACGACGAAGCTTGACGATAGATACGTCAGTCCCGTCGTAATACTCTTTTCCACAAGACTCTCTGAACTTACCAGTCCAGAAAGACTTGCTTCGGTTCACCTTAAACCCGAAGGTTTCCAGTGCCTTTGTCACGGAACGCACACAATCCACAGGGACGATAATATCGTCCCCGTAGATGCGCACCTTACCCAGAAAGGATTTAACGTCCTTCCGGGTCAACCGGGTGTTGAGCGTCTGCTCGATACCTAAGAAAACGACGGTCGCGAAAACCATCGCCTCCATCGGAAAGCAAAGCGCTGAACCCATAGACGCGAACTTGGCTAGGTCTAAAATACCATAGCCACGAACGTCTGCCTTCCGCGTCCTAGTGGCGCTAAGCGCCCTGGCGAACCAGGGAAACCTGCTAGCTAGGAGTTGTACATGCAGAAAGGAGACACGGTCGCTTGCTTCACTGAGATCCAGTGTCGCCAGATCCCCGGTTCGGGAACCTTTTCGAGCCAAATGCTGGTTAGGCACCTGATCACGAAATCCGACCATCGATCCCATAACTTTATCGTCATGGATCGACTGGACCAATCGCTCCAGAACTCCCTGTTGTGCGTACTGCATACAGGTTGGCTCCACAGCGATGATCCTCGGTGTCTTCATCGTTTTAGGAACGGTGATTACCCTAACAGGTCTCTCCGCTCCAGGTTCGAGAAAGCGCACACGGTCAAGGCATTCTACATACCTCTCGTTTGGAATCAGCATCTCCCACGAAGGGAAGAGCTCCTCCAAACGCTGTGGCCATTCAGTTTGCTGGAACTTCGCGTTTCCGCGAAGCTTATCAGCCGTGGCCCCAGGACCGTGCTTAGGCACGATATCACCGTCATAGATGAACTTGTCCATGACAGTCATGACATCACGCCACAAAAGATTGCCAATGCGCACAAAATCGTCGCGTATAGATGCCGGCAAGCCAGCATCCGCAATCCGCACTTCCTGCTCACACTCAACGAACTTCGCAAGAGCTCTTTTTATCCGGGTATCACTACACGGACTGAAGAACCCTGACGCGGAGTATGACTCCTCATCCACGACAACCTTGCTGCAGAAGCGAGTAATCTGCCTCACAGCGTAGATCGCCGACGTGCTAGGATCGTCAAGCAACACACCAGTAGAACGATCGAAAATGAGACCAAGAAAGCCACCCAAGAACTTTGGGAGCTTCCCTTCTCGCGAGTAACCTGCGAAAAGGTGTTGGTCGACCTTTCCTTCGTCCAAGCCTCTTTCGAAGTCTGAACAAAAGTTCGGAAGGGAAATCGTCAGAAAAGACGCTCCCTCACCTTCGACTCGAGCCACGATGGTTTTCCAGTCGTGACTGGTGCTGGTGCAACACCAGCTACCCAACTCGTTGAGTAGCCTCTGCAGAAGCAACATAGGGCTTTTCACGGCCAGCCTTCCTAATAGAGGGTTAGGTCGATCCTTGCTCTATGTGCCCACCAACCCCGACCCAAGGATAGGGCCGGGGCCAGTCCGCCGTTAGTTTTCGCCACCCAGTAGCTGGGTAACGCGAGCACCGGAGGTGCCGGTCAGGAACGCCGTCAAGGCGTCCACGATCTGCTTGGCCTCGGTCACTGTGTAACCCGTCACAGGCGTATCGACGACCACGTAAGTGGACATCGAGTACTTAACGCTCGTAGACGAGATCAGCGGGTCCGGGGCCACCTTCGAGTGGTCGATGCGGATGGTTCGACGTGTCCTCTTGCCATAGGCGTGGGACACGCTCAGCTTGACGTTACCGTCCGAGGTCTGAAAGACCCCGGTGTTGACGCCAGAGCTGACACGCGGAAGCGTGTTAGCAACCGCATTGATGGTAACGGACTGCGGGTCGGTGAACGACATAAAGCATTACTCCTGACAGATGGGACCTCACCGGGACTATCCCGGGGGTCGAGATGACACCATCACCGCTGTCGGTAACAGTGCTGTTCATTGGCTAGGCTAACAACCTAACGCAACAAACCTGGAGCGCGGGTCATCCCCAACGCTGCCAGTATGGCCCATTGCCGCGTTGTAAAATCTACCGCGGGGTTTAGGCCAAAGCCATAAGGCGACGCCTTGCGCCGAGCCTTAGTAATGGTACCTAAGGTCTGGTGCAAGTGCAGGCCACGCCCATTCGCGAGCACGATACCATGAAGGTCGTACTCGTTCAGTTGGGTAAAAGTACCCATGACGTAACCATACTGCATCACCAAGCCGTCCTTACCAAAGGCCGTCAAGTTCGACAAAACATCGCCGAAATTAGCGAACCAGTCGGACAACCAGGTCCAGGGAGCTAGGTCCCAGAGAACATCCGGTGTTAATCGGATGCCAAGAAGCTTATCAGCTTCTTGAGCGTACTTATGTACCTTTCCGAGTCGGGTAGAACCCTCATCGTAATAGTACTTATACGCCCCTGAAAACCAGACGTCGCGCTGAAACTTCTGCACGAGCGTTCTCACTCCTGAAGACTTCTGATAACACGCGCTAGGCAGCGCCGGGATTCCCGACGCCGTACTCGTGCTACCCGTTGTCTCCACATAAGACGGGAAACTGTAGTTCCTCCGGACAGACTTGCCGGAGTCACGTCGATACTGCGCCAGCACCTTATCATGGTGCTTAATCACAGTAAGGAACTTCCTTAGGTCGGAAACGAATGGTTTCCAGCCAAACTCCACGTTTAAGTACTCGGATCCTAGCTGTTTAAAGCCCAGGACCCTAGCCGCTAGCGTGGTTGAGCCTACGATCGACGGTAATCCGTCTCTCCAAAGCTCCCCAAGGAATTGTGACGTGTTAGCTACAGGGGATGTAGGCACCGTACGCTTAATCGCCGTGCCTCCCATACCAAACAGGTTGTCTAATTCTGTTTGTGGGAGAGAAGGCCAAGCGAGCGACGTTGCCGGGACTCCATTATAGCGGGCATCAAAACTTCCCGTATAATAATACTGCTGACCCGCGAAGTTAGGGTTAACCAACTCCGTCGTGTTTTGCAGCTCGTCCCCAGAGTATGTGTTCTTCCATGTAAGGAAGTCACTACCCATGTCCCACTGCTTAGCAAGCTCCTCGAACCTAGCGTTTCCATCGGTGGGATTTTCCCTGTGCCGACGGATAAGGCTATGAACTGAGGGCCAAGCAGTACCCTCGGACGTTGTAGATTGACGTCCGACGATCTCACCAAAGGGATAGTCCGTAAAGGTACTACCCGTAGATGCTCTAAGTTCGAGCACCCTCTTCCCTGCTGGACGCAGGACGAGGTTACGGGTCCTTGTGGTGGCGGTCATTTGCTGGTACTCCTTATAGCTTGTGTTCCTGAGGTAGATCGTGGCCACAGCCAGCCCACTTGGGCAAGCTGACCATGGCGCACGACCTCCCAGGATAAGTGGATGGCCGGACTTCTACCGGCAGCAAGGCAAGGTTTGAGAGCTGGGGGGTAATCAACCCTCATTCCTCATTCCTGGCATCCACCGCACGCTAGATAGGTGCTCTAAGAAACACCCAGGTGCAGCACGACCATGCACCGG